GACGCACTGGCACTCGCTGCCGACCAACTGCGCCGCTGACCCTGTAGGATTATCCCATACCAAACAACCCCACTCCAATGAAAGTTCAGCAAATCGGCACCAATCAGACTGAGGTCATCCTTGCCGATGGGTCCTGCATCCTGTTCTCCTACGCTCAACCCGTCGCTGCCATCGTCCCTGGCAAAGGATGGATGCGGACCTCCTACAAATGGAGCGCGACGACGACGAAGCATATCAACGCCTGGATTCGCAAGAATCAGGGTTTCTATGTGATCGATGAGGTCCCCAGTGTGCCACAATGGGATCTGGACCAGCTGGTGGCATTCTGACCCCCCTGACCCCCTACAATACTCTCAGTTCAACCGACCCCACCATGACCTACGCTCAAATCAACGCCGCCAACCTGAGCGCCACCGCTGCCCGCTCTGCCATCTATGATCTGGCAGACGACTTCTCCTGGGAGACCGTCGCCCGTGAGATGGTCGCTCGGATGTCTGGCGATGAGGCACGGGAGTTTGTGGACGACTTCCAGCGCCTCTATGCCGACTGAGGCACTGGCACACTGGGGGTCACACCCGACCCCCTGACCCCTTAGAATTCTAAAGTCAACCAAAGGCAACCGACCCATGCGCTACAACCCCGCCACCGACCGCGCCCTGAGCATCGATGAGATTGCCGCTCAGTGCCGCGCCGCCATCCTGAAGGCAGACGAGCGCCGCTATGTTGAGCAGGTCGCGGACCGACTCTACGATGAGGTCCTGAACCTCTCCCGCTGGGAGAATGACCTCCTCATCGCTGCCTGATACAATGGGAACGGCAGCGCCCTAAAGACTGCCGCAACCAATCAACCGACAATCCTACCATGACCCTGGACCTCGCAACCGCCCTCCTGAACCGCGCTGCCACTGGCGCCCAACTGCTGGAGATTCTGGAGACCATCGCCAACGATGAGGCAGACGCCAACATCGCAGACTGCGCCGCCTACTTCGAATCCATCCAATTCTGAATCTGACCCCAGACCCCCACGGTTCGCCGCTGGGGGTCTTACCATTAGGAAGACCGCAACGGACCCGATGCAACCTCTCAAGATTCGTGACGCCCGCCGCCTGATTCTGAAGGCAGGCGCCACCATCAAATCAGGCGGCAGTCACGACAAAGTGACCCACCCCGCCATCGCCCAGACCTTCCACCTCCCCGCTCACGGTAGCAAGGGACGCCCGACGCTCTCCCCTGGCATGACCCACGAATTCCATAAATTCCATGCCCTGATGCTCGCTGCCAAATCCGCCGCCTGACCTGCTACAATACTCTCATCCGCAACGGACCCCATGACATTCGCCACCTTCCCCGACCTGCTGGAATCCTGCACCGATGAGAACGGCTGCATCCGCTGGGGCACCGCCTGCCAGGCAGCAAAGGACCATGGTCTGTGGGATGACTTCCGCACCGACTATGGGGTGACCGCCCGATTCGGTCCCGTCGATGCTGGTGAGTTTCTGGTCTGGCTGGGGTATTGACCCCTGCCCCCTTCGTGCTCTACAATTCTCTCAGTTCACCACCCCCCCCATGCGTTTCCCCCTTGCGATGTGCTCTGACCTGGAGACCCGTCAAATCAAGTGGATTTCCCGTGCCGACCAACTGAAGAACGGGTCCCGCCCCTCCGCCTACATCCATTGGGGTCTGCCCGCTACCGCCATCGCAGCCCAGTATTCGGAGGCACACGCTCATGAGGCAGGGGAGGCACTGCCGACCTGGTGACCCACCCCCTGCCCTCTGCCCTTCGGGGTGGGGGGCAGTGCCTTATGCGTTCGTGTTTGGCAGTTCCGTTGGGGTAATTTGTGCGGCGGGGCGCCCCCGTATATAAAAACGCACCACTACCCTAAGCTATAAACGACCCAAATCGACCTCTAAATATCACACTCTTCAAAAAATTCCGGATACTATATAATTCTGAAAAAGGTTGCATATAATACACGAAATGAAAAAAAATTCCGGAGATATTTTTGAGTCCATACAGGTCGATCCAATTACGGGTGAATACTTTATGATTATTCCAGAGCAAATTATAAATGAACTCTCCTGGTACGAAGATACTGAGATAAGACTTTCAATAGAGGGAAATGAAGTGATTCTCTCAGAACGGGACTGATTGACAACGAATACATAATATAGTATGATATGAATGTAAACGACTTATCTTATGGCTAAAGGATTTACTGTAAAAGCAAAGGCGCCTGTAGCGTCTTCAACAGAGCCCGAATGGGATTATAATCAGGCAAAAGAAATGGTGCGCGGCAAGTCCGTTGTGTTCTGTCTGCCTGGGAGAGGAGTCTCTTATACTTACTTAAAGAATTTTGTGCAACTTTGTTTTGATCTTGTACAGGCAGGAGCAAGCATTCAAATCTCGCAAGATTACTCTTCGATGGTTAATTTCGCAAGATGTAAGTGTTTGGGAGCGAATGTACTGCGTGGACCTGACCAAATTCCCTGGGATGGTAAACTGAAATATGATTGGCAACTTTGGATTGACTCGGATATTGTTTTCAATACTGAAAAGTTCTGGCAGTTGGTCTTGATGGACCAAGACATTGCTTCTGGTTGGTATGCTACTGAAGATGGTCATACAACATCAGTTGCTCATTGGATGGAAGAAGAAGATTTCCGTAACAATGGTGGTGTGATGAATCATGAAACCGTAGAGAGTATCTCAAAGCGTCGTAAACCTTTTACTGTTGATTATGCAGGATTTGGTTGGTTGCTGATTAAGCATGGTGTTTTTGAGCACTCTGAAATGAAGTATCCTTGGTTTGCTCCAAAGATGCAAGTCTTTGAATCTGGTGAGGTTCAGGATATGTGTGGAGAAGATGTATCATTCTGTTTAGATGCGAAGGAAGCAGGTTTTGAAATCTGGTGCGACCCTCGTATTAGAGTTGGTCACGAGAAGACAAGAATTATCTGATTCGAATGGCTAACGAAACTTACAATATACTTTGTAAAGGGCGTAAGATTTACTCCTCTCTCACAGAGGAAGAATACTTCAATATAATGGAGGATCTGGCAATTGAGTTTTATCAGACAGGTTCTCCAAGTCCGAATGAAATTGAAACTGAAATTATAGGAGAAAATTAATGGCTAAAGCAAAGGTTGGTTTAAATAAGAGCTCTTATATTCCCGGTCCTCCTAAAAAGTCTCGCCAAGGCGATGGAGGCGGAACTAAGTATGCCGCGTCTTCTCGTAACGGAGCTCGTAAGAAGTATAGGGGTCAAGGTAAAGGGTGATGAATGATCTTGAGGAATGGATTGATAAAATAAAAAACTCTCATCCAGACCTTAAAGGTTATTCGATATGCCCTTTTGCAAAAACAAATACATATAAAATTGTAAAATGTTCGATTGACGATATCAAACCTCTTGATGAGGAGTTTGGTGTCGTCATTTTTGTCGTTGAAGATGACTTAGACTTGGATTATGGGTATCAGAAGATTCAAGAACTGAATAAATTATATCCAAAATACAAGTTTTTTGATGATTTTAGAGATGAACCAAGTTTTATTAACGGTGTTCAAACAAATAATGGACTCTATAATCTTATATTGTATCAAAATGAAGAATTTTTGACTAAAATGAGGAAAATTTTAGCAAAAACTGGGTACTATGACCTTTGGGATGATGAGTATCTAAAAAAAATCTTAGAAGAGGACTATGAGATGGTCCAAAATATTAGAAATAAATAAATTTTTAGGATTTTTGTGCGTTGGAAAGGGTTTCTATGGGTAAACACCTTCTTTTAGAGGTGTATGATGTTGAGTTTGGTCTTTTAAACGATTCAATTTCTCTTCAAGAAGTGATGGAGAGAGGAATTGAAAGGGCAAAGATGACGATTCTGAACATTTTTCAACATTGTTTTTATCCACAAGGGTGTACTATCGTCATTGCACTGGCAGAAAGTCATGTTTCTTGTCATACTTGGCCAGAAAATGGGTGCATTGCGATTGATGTCTATACATGTGGCGAAGGAAATCCAAAATTAATTGCATTAGAGTTACTAAAATACTTAGATTCTGATAACTATTCTCTCAGAGAAGTGAGTCGTTAAATAGACAATAGGAGATAGCAACCTCCTTCATAAAAGTTCTGTTTTATTCGTTAAAACAGGAGCTAAAATGTCTAATTTACCCGTCGATAGAGACTCAAATTATATGAGAGAGATGTGGGGAACCACTAAATTGATTACAGATTATGGTGTAGAACCTCCAAAAAGAGTCATTCAAGAGGTTATGCACGACTTGGCACCAAAGCACGACTTCAAAAAACAAGTTGAGTTGCACGAAAAAATTAGAAATGATGAAGACTATGATGATTGGTCATATGGAACTGAACCAGTCTATGGTTCTCCCTGGAAATGAACATAAATAAATAAAGAAATTTTATGTCCGATGGCAATTACTAGGATATCTAGATCCTTCAAAGATATTAGCTTATCCTTTGAACCTCATCCTGTTACTAAGGATTTGCCAATTTTGAAGAATCAAAATGCTATTATAAGGTCAATTCGTAATTTAGTTGAAACAATTCCTACCGAAAGATTTTTTAATTCTACAATCGGTTCGAATGTTCGCTCTAGTCTGTTTGATTTTGTTGATTTCGGTACTGCATCGACAGTCCGAGACCAGATTATTACTTGTATTCAGAACTATGAACCTAGAGTCACTGATGTAATTGTTGATGTAGATCCAAGACCTGATACAAATGACTTTGAAGTTACAGTTACTTTTAACATTATCGGACAAGAAATTCCAACACAGCAATTCTCATTTATATTAGAGGCAACAAGATAAAATGCCTTTTACAAAGTTCGCCAATCTAGATTTTGATCAGATAAAGACCTCCATCAAAGATTATCTCCGTGCAAATTCCAATTTCACGGATTTTGACTTTGAGGGGTCTAATTTTTCTGTTCTGATTGATACATTAGCATATAATACTTATATTACAGCATTCAACTCTAACATGACTGTTAATGAATCCTTCTTGGATTCTGCAACAGTTAGAGAAAATGTAGTTTCCTTAGCAAGGAATGTTGGTTATGTACCACGCTCCAGAACCGCCTCTACAGCGGAAGTTACATTTTCGATAAGCACTGCCGCATCAACTCCAACACTAACCTTACAGGCGGGTCTAGTGTGCGTAGGAAGCGTTGATAGTTCATCTTATGTGTTCTCTTCTCCTTCTAATGTCTCTGCTGATGTTGTGAATGGAACGGCAACATTTAGCAATCTTAAAATTAAAGAAGGAACATTTTTAAAAAAACAATTTACGGTTGATGGTTCTTTAGATCAGAGATTTATTCTAAACAACTCATTTATTGACACTTCAACAATTGTTGTATATGTTAAAGGTACAAGTGATACTGGACTAGGTAGAGTATATTCTTTAGCAGAAAATATTTTTGATATTGATTCAACCTCAGAAATTTATCTACTTCAAGAAGTTCAAGATGAAAAATACGAACTTCTTTTTGGTGATGGATACTTCGGTAAGAAATTAGACAATGGTGCAATTATTACGGTTACTTATATTGTAACTGATGGTAAAGATGGAAATGGTGCCGATACATTTTCCTTTGCTGGAACTTTACAAGATGCTAGTGGGAATACTATTGTTCCAACAAATACTATTACGGTAACTACAAATCAAAGATCTCAAAATGGTGGGGATATTGAAGGAATAGATTCAATTAAGTATTTTGCGCCTAGAATCTACTCTTCTCAGTATAGAGCGGTTACTGCCAGAGATTATGAGGCAATTATCAAATCAAAAGTTTATCCAGATACTGAGTCAGTTTCTGTTGTTGGTGGTGAAGAACTAACTCCTCCACAATTTGGTAAGGTATTGATTAGCATCAAACCAAAAAATGGAACTTATGTTTCAGATTTTAATAAACAACAAATTCAAAGCAAATTAAAGCAATATACAGTTGCAGGAATTAATCCTGAAATTGTAGATTTAAAAGTTCTATATGTTGAGATTGATTCATCAGTTTATTATAATTACTCTCAAGTTGGTAGTGTAGAAGACTTAAAGACAAGAGTTAAGAGTTCCCTTACAACATACTCGCAATCTACCAATTTAAATACCTTTGGTGGAAGATTTAAGTATAGTAAAGCTCTTCAAGTTATTGATAATACTGATGCTGCGATTACTTCTAACATCACTAAGGTTAGAATTAGAAGAGATTTGAAGGCACTTATTAACCAACCAACACAATATGAAATTTGTTATGGAAATAAGTTTCATGTAAATTCCGCAGGAAAAAATATTAAATCAACCGGATTTAAAATTTCTGGAGAAGTAGATACGGTATATTTCACAGATACTCCTAATCAAGATTTGAAAACTGGAACAATTTCGATTGTAAAACCATATCCAGTAATTTCTGGTGTTGGTACAACTTCAGTAATGGAAACTCCAGTTGTAGTTCAATCTGCTGGAACAGTTGATTATGAAACTGGTGAAATTCTTCTTGGTGCTTTAAATATTACTTCAACTGACTTAGATGGGGATATTATTGAAATTCAAGCATTCCCAGAATCAAACGATGTTATAGGTCTTAAGGATCTGTATATTTCATTTGATGTTTCTAAAAGCACAATAAATATGATTAAGGATGTTATTGCATCTGGCGATGATATATCGGGTGTGGTATTTTCAAAAAACTCTTATAGATCAAGCTATTCGAACGGGGAATTAACGAGGTCGTAATATGATACAAACTGGTTTTGAATCTAGGGTAAAAGTTCAGCAAATTATTGATAATCAACTTCCAGAATTTATCTTAGATGAAAGTCCAAAGGCTGCTGAATTTTTAAAGCAGTACTATATTTCCCAAGAATATCAGGGAGGACCCGTTGATATTGGGGAGAATTTAGACCAATATCTAAAATTAGATAGTTTAACTCCAGAAGTTGTTGTAGGATCCACAACTTTGGTTGGAGATATCTCATCTACATCCACAACTATTGCTGTCTCAAGTACAAAGGGATTTCCAGCAACTTATGGATTATTGAAGATTGATGATGAAATAATTACATATATTGGACTCACAGCAACTGAATTTACTGGATGTATCCGTGGATTTAGTGCAATCACTAATTACCATAAAGAATTAAATTATGAAGATTTAGTTTTTTCACAATCTAGTGCCTCAGAACATAATGATAGCGCAAATGTAGAGAATCTAAGCGCACTCTTTCTCCAAGAATTTTATAAAAAACTTAAATATTCTCTAACCCCAGGATTGGAGAGTGTAGATTTCGTCTCCGATCTGAATGTAGGGAACTTCATTAGAGAAGCAAAAACATTATATCAGTCAAAAGGAACTGATGAATCATTTAGAATTCTTTTTAATGTCTTATTTGGAGAGACACCAAAAGTTATTGATTTAGAAAAATTCCTAATCAAACCATCTTCCGCATCATTTATTAGAAGAGAGATAGTTGTTGCTGAAAGAATTTCTGGAGATCCTTTACTTCTTTCTGGACAAACTATCAAAAAAAGCACAGATGATAATACTAGTGCTTCTGTTTCGGAAGTTGAAATAATTCGAAGAGGTGGAAAAACATATTATAAGTTACTCTTATTTGTTGGATATGATGACGCTTTCCCAACAATAACGGGAACTTTTAATATTACTGGAAGTACTAGAGTAATTCAAACAGCAACAATTGGTTCGGAAATTATTACTGTAGATTCTACAATTGGATTTCCTGAATCTGGAACTTTATATTCTGGAAATAATATTATTACCTATACGAGTAAAAGTATTAATCAATTTTTTGGTTGTTCTGGAATTGATGAGCAACTTAATCCAACAGATACTATTAGATCTGATGAAACTTATTATGGATATGAAAATGGAGATACCTCAAATAAAGTTGAATTAAGACTCACTGGAGTACTGTCTAATTTTAAAGCAATCTCACAAGGGTCCTCAATTGATATTGGGGAAGAAATTGGAATTAGAAATCTTGGAGAAGTTATTGAAAATCCAGAACAAGATAAAACTTTTAAAGAAATTTTTGCAAATAGTTGGATTTATAACACAAGTTCCAGATATCAGATAGGTAGTTTTTCTTCAGGAGTAATCTCTCAGGTAATTCTTAAAAGTTCAATTGACAAATCAAGTTTAAAGGTTGGTGATACAATTGAAATTTTAAATAGAAATAGTGAAGTTGTAATTATTTCTGACTTAGTTGTAACTCAAATTAATAATAATCAAGTTACCACTAATGGGTCCTTTACTTTAAGCCCATCATTTGACTACGATATCAGAAGAAAATTAAATGTATCTTCCAGTTCTATTGTTCCTCTAGAATACGACTCTCTGACATCGGATACTCAAAATGTATACAATGAAAATAATGAGTACATGTATGTTGCATCAAACTCATTACCATCATATGAGATTGATAAAAATATCTTTAGGTATGAAGCAATTTCCGTATCTGGACAAGATTCTGATACTGGAAAATATTCAATCATAAATTTTTCCGAAAAAGCATCCTTCTTCACTGGTTCGGAAATATACTATTCATTCTCAGATTCTCCTATTTCTGGATTGTCTGAAAGAACTTATTATGTTGAAGTAATTAATGATAAGACTCAGATTCGTTTGTATGCATCAAGGTCTTTTGTTGGGACCAATAGTTATATTCAGTTTGGTGAACTAACATCTGGTACACACATCTTTACTCTCAATACTCAAAAACAAAATCTAATATCTGCACAAAAACTTTTAAGAAAGTTCCCACTTAATGTAAACATTGCAGATGGGAAATCTGATTTAACACCAGTCGGATCGGTTGGTATGCTGATTAATGGTGTTGAAATTAGTGGTTATAAGACAGATGATAAGATTTATTATGGTCCATTAAAATCTGTTAATGTATTAAATGGTGGAACGAATTATGATGTAATTAATCCACCATCAATTTCTCCATCATCTGGTTCATCTCTCTTACAACCAGTTGTTAAAGGTTCTGTTGAAAGGATTTATGTAAGTCCTCAGGATTTTGATATCGATGTTTTAGTTTCTATAACACTTACTGGAGGTAATGGTAAAGGAGCATCATTTGAACCAGTAATTGAGACACGAAGAAGAGAACTAGAATTTGATGCTAAACAACTTGGGTTTGGTGGAGGAGTAGATACTACATTTGAGACGATTACATTCCCATCTTCTCATGGTTTAGTAAATGGTCAACCAATCATTTACGATTCTGGCAACAATTCTCCATTAGGAATTGGAACTTATGCTGGGTCGGATGCTAACACAGGATTAACATTAAAAACTGGTGCCACTTATTATACAAAATATATTAGTGATACCACAATTCAAATTTATCAAAAATTATCTGATTATAGATCTGGAATTAATACAGTAGGTTTTACCACAATTGGTACTTCTGGAACACACAAATTCAAAACAGAACCAAAGAAAACTTTAACTGATATTAAAATCATAAATCCAGGTTCTAATTATCAGAATAGAAAATTAAGAGTAAATCCTATTGGGATATCTACAGTTGAAAGTACAGTTTCTTTTACTAATCACGGATTTTTGGATGGAGAACTGGTAAATTATACTTACCAAACTTCTGGAATTAGTGGTCTATCTACAACGAATCAATATTATATCCTTAAGGTAGACGATAGTACATTCAGACTTGCCAATGCTGGCATCGGTGGAACATCTGTAGAAAATTACCAAAGAAGAAATTATGTTAAGTTTGATAGTGTTGGGTCTGGATATCAAATTTTCAGTTATCCTGAAATTTCTTTATCAGTAACTTATAGTTCTGTAGGTGTTGGTAGTACGCAGATTACTGGTTCTATTGTTGCTACTCCTATCGTAAGAGGAGAGATTACTGATGTTTATGTTTATGAGCAAGGATCGGATTATGGATCCAATATCCTCAATGTTCATAAAAAACCTCAAATCTTTATAAAAAATGGAAAAAATGCTCAGTTTATACCAATAGTCATAAATGGAAGAATAGAAGATGTAAATATTCAATATGGGGGATCGGAATATTATTCCATTCCAGATATTGTAGTAAATGGTAGTGGAACTGGTGCTTTAATTAAACCAATAATTGTCAATAATAAAATTGTTGATGCAGTAATTGTAAATCCTGGAGCTGGATATAGTACCACAAATACATCAATATCCGTAGTATCTGCTGGTAAAAATGCAATATTAGATCCACAAGTAAGATCGGTAAGCATCAACAAAACCTTGCTCTATGGGGAAGAGAATGACAGTAGAGAAATTTCAAATGAATTAGTCATTTCTTCCAAAAATAATTTACAGTACAGCGTTTGTGGATATTCTCAAAAAATCCAAGATGAATTAAATGATAGTGGTGAATCGCATTCACCAATTATTGGTTGGGCATATGATGGAAATCCAATCTATGGTTCTTATGGATATTCAGACCCAGAAAATAATAACTCTCAAATTAAGAGACTAGTCTCTGGATACACTTTAAATACTTCTAATATTGAAAATAGACCATCTGGATTTGATGATGGATTCTTTGTTGAAGATTATAAATTCACAAATTCCGGAGATTTGGATGAATATAATGGAAGATATTGTATAACTCCAGAGTTTCCAAATGGAATCTATGCATATTTTGCAACTTGTGTGGAAGATGTATTCGGTAATTTGGTGGGACAATTCCCATACTTTATCGGAGAAAGTTATAGATCTAAATTTATTTCGGAAAATACTTCTCTGAATCAGACATTTGATTTCAATAAATCAAATCTTATCCGAAATACACTACCATATAAAGTAAATGAAGAATATGCTGGAAATGATTTTATTGTGGAGTCAAATGAGGTTATCAATCAGTTAACTATCGTAGATTCTGTGACTACAGGTTCTGTAGAAGAATTTGATATTATTAATGCAGGTGATGGATATAAAGTAGGTGATAATTTATTATTTGATCAATCGAATACTGGAGGGTCTGGATTATCAGCACAAGTTTCGGCAATTACTGGAAAGGATATTTCAAACTTACAAACCACAGTAACTTCATATGATAATGTCATAGTTACTTGGAAAGGTGGTAACGAAGTAGAAGTTTCCGTACCACCATATCATACATTTAACAATTTGGACTATGTAACAATATCTGGATTTTCTACAGAACTGAGTCAACTTAATGGATTTAATCAGATAGGAGTTACTTCATTTACAACCAGTTTAATGAAGGATATTCCAGCATATTCTGTTGCTGGAGTCGTAACCGACATTTATGTTTCCAGAATACCAGAAAATATTTCAATTGGTAGCAGTATTAAAATTGATAATGAAATTTTATCAGTACTTAATGTTTATGGAAATGATAGTGTTCTTAGAGTTGTAAGGCAATCTACAGGTGCAGCACATACAGCAACTAGTATTGTTAGCTATTTGCCAAATACTTTTACTGTAAGTAAATCAATTCCATATTTTGAATCAAAAGTAAATGACACAGTATATTTCAATCCAAAACAATCTATAGGTGTAGGATCAACATCTGGAATTGGTATAGGTGTTGGATATACTGTAGGAACTCGTTCATATACAATTTCTATTCCAACTCAAACAATCTATCTCCCAGAGCATCCATTTGCAACCAATCAACAAGTAATTCTGAGAAAATTATCTTCATCATCAGCAATTTCAGTAGCAAATACTGAAACAAGTGCATCATTCAATCTACCAAGTAGTGGAGATTCTCAGATAGTTTATGTCATTAAAAAATCTAATGATCATATTGGAATTGTAACTCAGATTGGACTCACAACTACTACAAGTGGATTATTCTTTAGGAATAATGGAAGTGATGATTATCGGTATTCAATAGAATCCAATTTTAATCAAATCAAGGGTGATATTGATAATATTGTTTCAACTGTTTCCATTTCTACTGTACATAATCTTTATTCTGGTGATAGTATTACTCTTGATGTAAAACCAAATCTTTCTGTCGGAATTGGAACTTCAACAGCAATTCGTGTCGAATATGACTCAATCAGAGAAAAACTCATCATTAATCCTATCGAATTCACTTCTTCAGGAATCAATACAATTACAGATGAAATTACAATTTCAAATCATAATTTGAATACTGGGGACAAAGTAGTATATTCGACTTCGGGAACAATTGCTGCAGGATTATCTACTGGAATTTATTATGTTTATAAAGTGGACAATGAAACAATTAAATTGTGTGAAACATTAATTGATTCAACCTCAAATCCACCATTATCTGTAAATATTACAAATGCTCCTGTATCAACTCATAAACTTGGTCCAATTAATCCAGTAATTAATGGAGTCTCTAATAATAATTTAATATTTGATTTATCCAATTCATCACTATCTGGATACAATCTAAAATTATTCTATGATGATACTTTTAAAGATGAATTCGTTTCAACCGGATCCACAACAGTATTTTCAACCACAGGAATTGGAACTGTAGGTGTATCTACAAATGCTTCACTAACTTTAAATTATAGTGAAGGTCTTCCAACGAAATTATTTTATGCATTAGAAAAATCAGGATATATTAGCACTGCAGATACTGAGATTAATAATTATTCCCAAATTAATTTCGTTAAGAGTGGTTATAGTGGAGAATATTCCATTTCGGGTGTTGGTACAACAACATTCGATATTTCTCTTCAATATATTCCAGAAAAATTATCTTATGATTCTTCCGAATGTGAAGTTCTGAAGTATACAACAAATTCTAGAACTGCTTCCGGTGGAATTTCTAAAATCAGAACAATTTCTTCTGGAGTTGGATATAATAAAATTCCTATTTTTAAAGGAACAGAATCTGTAAACGGTCAAGGTGCATATTTAATTGCAAAATCTGATGGTATTGGGAAAATTAATCAAACAAGAATTTTAAATGAAGGTTTTGAATATCCTTCCGATAAGACTCTACGCCCAACTGCAGCAATTCCATCATTAGTTACGATTAAAAATGCGAATACAATTTCAAAAGTAACGGTGCTGGATGGTGGTAAAAATTATACTAGCACTCCAGATTTAATTATTGTAGATAGTGAGTCAAAGGAGCGTATAGATTCTGGATACATTTCAGCCAATGTATCTGGAACTGGAATAGTTTCCGTTGATATTTTACAGCAACCAAAAGGACTACCATCATCTATTGTAGAAATTAAGTCAATCAATAATAGTAATGGTATTGGAATTCAAACTATTTCATCATCTTCCTCTGGAATAGTAACTTGTTATCTCGTGACTCCCCTTGCTGGTTTTGGTACAGAACCATTTGCTGTTGGAGATAAAATTTATGTTGAAGGTATTCAAAAGTATAGTTTAGATGGTGATGGATTTAATTCTGAGGATTATGGATATGGTTTCTTTGAAGTAGTAGCATATGAAAATGCGGCGACTATTCTTCCAAGAAAATTAGAATATAGTCTTGTCGGATTATCTACAAATGTTGGTATAGCAAAAACTATACAAGAATCTTATGCTTCAATTGTCAATTACAATAATTATCCAAAATTTGAAGCATCACAAACATATTCTCCTTTCATTATTGGTGAAACTTTATCGGTAAAAAATGAAACTGGATTTGATGTTCAAGATTTGCAGGTAGTCCAGTATAATGAAAATTATATCAAAGTATCAGGAAAATATGAATTATCAGCAAATGAAATAATTCGTGGTGTACAATCTGGTAATCTAGCAACTGTTAATGCGGTAGAAAAAACCACAGGACAATTTGAAGTAGGTTATGGATCAAGTCAAAAACTTGGATGGTCTGATGATATTGGAAAGTTGGATGAGGATGGTCAAGTTATTCCAGACAATGATTATTACCAAAATCTTTCATACTCTATCAAGAGTAACCAAGAATGGGTAGATATTGTTACACCAGTCAATAGCATTCTTCACCCAAGTGGACTGAAGAATTTTGCAGACACTACAATTACGCAAAATGTTGGAGTAGGAACTACAACTGTAGGAGAATTTACTGATATTCTTTACGATATTATTGATGAACGCAGAGTTGATACTATCAATAATTTTGATTTAGTTGTTGATGTGGACACAATTAACGGTACATCCAAGTTCTTGAAGTTTAAAAATAGAAGGCTTGCAGACTATATTGAGTGCCGCACAAATAGAGTTCTGGACATTGATGATATTAGTTCAGAATTTTCAAGTTCCGATTCTGCTGTTAATAATTTTACAAATCTATTGCCAATTTCTCCATTAGAAAAGCACAATAGATATCTGATTCAAGTAACAAATAATGATTATACAAAAATTCAATTTACTGAAGTAGTAATAATTAATAGTGATACAAACATTTATACTCTTGAAAAGAGTAGCATAACCAATCTTGATGACCAAATTGGAGATATTTCTGGATTTGTAGATGATTTGGGTAATTTCTACTTAAGATTTAATCCAATCGATCCTTACAGTGAAGATTATAAGATTAAAATTTTAAACACCAATTTTTCAACTTTCTTTAGTGGAATTGGAACAACATCAATTGGATTTGTAGATTTAATCGGATCTAACGCTTCAGTATCTTCTGGAATTACTACAACATTAATTTCCCAAAGTACATCATCATTAGAGTCTCTATATTCTAATATTCATATTCTTGACACTACCACAAATGAAATGAATTATGTGGAAGTATATGTAGATCATGATGGAACCGATACAAATATCACTGAATTCTATTTCGATTCTAATGATGAATTAAGCAGCAATTTTATAGGGTCATTTGGAGCATCAATTTCTGGTGGAGTTCTTACATTAAACTATACGAATACTTCATCAAATGGCGTTATAGTTAGAAGCAAAAATATTGGATTCAATACAACTGCTGCAGGAGTTGGAACATATAGATTTAAAGAATCTGGAGAACCTGATGGATATGAAAGAACTGTAAATTATGTCTCCAATTATTCAAATGTCTCTTCTGCTTCTACCGTAGTATCATTAGATCTTAATGTATTCACTTCCGTCAAATCAACAATAAAAGTTAGTATTGGTAATACTAGTGCATTACATCAAGTAATGATGATTGCAGATTCGAATGAAACTTACAGTGTCCAATACCCATTCTTATCCGTTGGAAGCACTACAGGTATCGGAACATTTGGTGGAGAAATTTCTGGATCAACAGCAAATCTAAAGTTCTATCCAGACTCTTCATTAACTGGAACATTCGAAATTCTCTCATTCAATGAAAAATTCTATACTGAAATTGATGAAATTAATACACCATCCGATTTGGAGTATGCAAGTATAATCGAATCGGTCAAAACTTCAAGATATTACTCCCCAAATAGTGATAATATTAACAGACTGAACTTCGAATTAAACTATCAAGGGTATCCAATTTTTATGAAGACCTTTGATCCATCAGATAGTTCTGTATTGGATTTTGCATCTGGAGAATTTACTCTAACAAATCATTTCTTTAGCACTGGGGAAGAACTGATTTATAGACCAACTTCAACCTTCTTGGGAATTGGTGCAACATCTGTAGGCATTGGTTCAACTTTAAATTCTGTTGGAGTAGTTACAGATCGTCTACCAAGCACAGTATATGCTTACAAGATTAATAATGATAAGTTTAAATTATCTACAAGAAAAGATTATGCACTTTCAGGAATCTATGTAACATTTACATCGGCAGGTCAAGGAAATGCTCACCAGCTTGAAATGGTCAAGAAAAATGAAAAATCTATCATTTCTATTAATAATGTTGTTCAATATCCAATAGCATATTCTCTGATTAATCACACTCTTAATAATCAATCTCAAATTGGAGCAGGACTTACTATATTTGCTCTAAGTGGAATCTCTTCAGTATCTCTTGGAGATATTCTTAAGATTGATAATGAATATATGAGAGTGGATAATGTTGGACTAGGAACCACTACAATTGGACCTATTACCTTTAATGGAGCAGTTCCATTGGTTGAAGTTACTAGAGGATTTGTTGGGTCTTCTTCAACTGCTCATAATGACCTCTCTGCCGTAAATGTCTATAGAGGATCATTTAATATTGCAGGTAATGAAATTTATTTCACTGATGCACCACAAGGAAGTATTGAGGATCAATTAGGTGCAGATTTGGATAATTTAGACGAATCTAGAGCATATTTTAACGGTAGAGTTTTCTTAAAAAATGATTACACTACCAACCAAGTATATGATAATATTTCCGAAAGATTCACTGGAATTGGACAAACCTATACATTATCATCTCAAGGAATTGGTACTGTAGGTTTAGGATCTACAGGTGGGAATGGAATTGTATTCATCAATGGAATCTTCCAAACGCCAACTACTGAAAATAATTTGAGTAACAATTATAATATTATTGAAAATACCACTGTTGGAGTTAGCAGCATCGTATTTTCTGGAATTACATCTACTAATGGTTCCATCATAATTTCTCAATCTGATGTTAATATGAACCAATTACCCAGAGGTGGAATGATTGTATCATTAGGATCCACTCCAGGTCTTGGATATGCTCCACTTGTAGGTGCTTCCGTAACTGCTATTATTTCTGGTGGGTCTATTGTATCGATTGGAATTGGCACTACTGGAAATTATGGTTCTGGATATAGAAATCCAGTTTCTATTGCAGTAACTGAAAGTGGTCATACAGGTTCCGCAGCCACAATTACTGCAACTGTAGGTGCCGGTGGAACTTTATCATTTACAGTAGTTGGTGGTGGTAGTGGATATACCAATCCACAAATCAATGTCTCTTCTCCAAACTATGAGAATCTACCTGTAACTGGAGTCTCAAGACTTGGTATTGGTAATACTACGGATACTGGTATTGGATTGCTGTTAAATGTTGAGGTTGGTGCAAGTTCTACTGTAGGTGTAGGTTCTACCCTATTTGAAGTCACTGGATTTAAAATTACAAGATCTGGATATGGATTTAAGAAAGGTGATGTATTTAAAACTGTAGGATTGGTAACTGCATATGGTATACCTTCTCCTGTTTCGGAATTCCAACTCACAGTTTTAGATACATTTACAGATTCATTTGGAGCTTGGCAATTTGGGGAACTTGATTATATTGATTCCATTAAAGATTATCAAGATGGATCAAGAACTCGTTTCCCACTTTACTATAATTCGGAACTATTAAGTTTTGAAAGGAATCCTTCCGATCCAGATTCACAGTTGATAGATTTTGATTCCTTATTACTAATTTTTATCAATGGAATTTTACAACAACCAAAATTATCCTATCAGTTTAATGGTGGAACATCATTTACCTTTACTCAAGCACCTAAACCAGAAGATAATGTCGCTATTTTCTTCTATAGAGGAAGTTCTTCTGATAGTGTTACCGTAAATATTAATGAAACTCTTAAGATAGGTGATAATTTACAAGTTTATAGTAATAATCAATTATTGGGAATTACCACAACTCAAGATTTGAGAACTATTACTGATATCTCATCATCAGATAAAGTTCAAACAAATCTTTATACTTTGCAGGGAATTGATACTCAAAATCTCAAACCAGTAAATTGGACTAAGCAAAAAGTAGATAAAATTATTGATGGTAATGTGGTTTCTAAATCTAGAGATTCCATTGAATCACAAATTTATCCAACTGCAAAGGTTATTAAAAATATTTCAGCATCAGACACGGAAATTTATGTTGATAACGCACAATTCTTCAATTATGAAAATGTTTCTCCTGGTAATATAGAATTTGATGCCCTGATTATTTCTGGTGCTGCTGACCCCGTTTCGGCTGCCGTTACAGCAACTGTTTCTGTTGGGGGTACTATTCAGGCATTGACAATTAATAACGCTGGAAGTGGGTACATTGGAGCAGCAGTAACGGTAAGTATTTCTGCACCACCATCAATTGGTGTTGGTATTGGAACCACTGCTACTGCAACCATCTCCATTGTAAATGGATCGCTATCGACGGTCACAATTACGAATCCTGGATATGGATATACGACATCAAGTGTTCCACAGGTTCTTGTTCCTTTACCAGATCCTACTTATGAAAATATTTCTAATGTGACCACTTTACAAGGATTCTCTGGAGATATTACTGGTATTACAACATCTACTGGAATTGGCACTGCTCTTGCGATTAAATTTACATTAGATTCATCTCTCGCACCATTTACGGGGTTAGTAGTTGGTCAACCAATTTATATCTTTAATACCTCCGTCGGAAAAGGTGTAACTTCGATTTATACGACCGATTCAGCAATAGTTGGAGTTGGAACTACTTTCTTGGATAATATCTATAATATTAGTGCATTTAATAGTTCAGTTGGAATTATTACTTGTAACATCCAATCAACTTCACCTATTGTTGGAATTGCAACAACAGGGTCTTCCGTGGGTAAATTCTCTTGGGGTAAATTGTCAGGATTTACAAGATCAACATCACCAATTTCCATAGCAGTTTCTGCTTATAATGTTGATGCTGGATTATCAACTTTCCCAACTATCCAAAGAAGAGGATATGGTTTAAGAAATATTGGTCCAATTAAAAAGACTCTGTAACATAGTATAAATATAGAAAAAAACTATATTCAAATGTCTGCACTTGTAACAGATCAATTTAGAATCCTGAATGCATCTAATTTTATAGATTCTGTTCAGGATTCTACAAATTCATATTATGTATTTGTTGGTTTATCCAATCCAACAACTTCTGGATTTGGTAGAGATTCTAATTGGGATACTACACCTCCAAATCCAACAGATAATATTGATTATTTGAATCATTATGAAACTACTGCTCTTTTTGGTAAAAAAATTACAAGTGCAAATATTAGAAGAGTAATTAGAAGAATAGATTGGGTTGAAGGTACAAAATATGAAATGTATAGACCCGATTATAGTGTTGTAAATCCATCACCAATTACAGGTGCAATGAGATTGTACGATGCTAATTATTATGTAATGAATTCTGATTATAGAGTCTATATTTGTATTGATAATGGTTCATCTGGAATTAATACTACAGGAAATTCCTCTCAAGATGAACCAACTTTTACCGATTTAGAACCTTCACGAGCTGGTGAAAGTGGTGATGGATATATTTGGAAATACTTATATACCGTCTCTCCAAGTGATATTATTAAATTTGACTCTATCGAATATATTACCGTTCCAAATGATTGGCAAACTACTACAGATTCTCAGATAACTGCCGTTAGAGAAAACGGCGATTCAACTTTAAATGATAATCAATTAAAAAAAGTATATATTCAGAATAGAGGTCTGGGATACACTCTAACATCGGGTCAAACTTGTAATATCATTGGTGATGGTAGTGGGGCGACAGTATCCTTGGATGTAGATACCTCTGGGAGAATTACTGATGCTACAGTAACTTCTGGTGGAAAGAATTACACATATGCTCTTGTAGATTTGGGAACAACTGGGAATCCAGGAACATATGCCGAATTAATTCCTATTATTCCACCATCCAAGGGTCACGGATTTGATATCTATAAAGAACTTGGAGCGGATAAAGTTTTAATTTATGCGAGATTTGACGATTCAACGAAAGATTTTCCAATAGATACTAAATTCTCGCAAGTTGGAATTTTAAAAAACCCAACTGTATATGACTCTACAGGAATTAATACTTCCAAATTTACTTCTAGTGAATTTTCTGCAGTTTATGCAATGAAATTCAGCGGTACACCAACTGGAAGTATTTCTGTTGGAGATAAGATTCAACAATCTGTTACTGGTGGAACTGCTGTTGGATATGTTGCATCATATGATTCGGAAACCAAAGTTCTGAAATATTATCAAGATAGATCTTTATATTTTAATCCAACAACTTATGACCAAACAGATTATGTTGGATTATCAACATCTGGAAAAGTTCTTCAATTTAATTCAACTAATCAAGTTTCCAAAGTTGCTGGTGGGTTTAATGCTTCTATTGATAGTTCTTTCTCTGGAATCACTACATCAATTTCAAATAAAATTATAAATCTCGGAGTTCAATTTACAAACGGTCTTGCAAATCCAGAGATAAATAATAAGTCAGGTGATATAATCTACATTGATAATAGACCCACAGTAACAAGAAGTTCTAGACAAAAAGAAGACGTTAAAATTATCCTGGAATTCTAAGAAATGGCTCAGAAAACAAATCTAAATGTAAGCCCATATTATGACGATTTTAATGAGCGTGATATCGGCGCTAAGGATAAAAACTATTATAAGGTTCTATTCAATCCAGGAAGACCTGTACAGGCAAGAGAATTAAATACTCTTCAATCAATATTACAGGATCAAGTAGAATCGTTCGGTAGTCATATTTTCAAAGAGGGATCGATGGTGATCCCTGGAAACATTGTTTTTGATAATCAGTTTTATGCTGTAAAGTTAAACCCAACAGCATTTGGGGTTAATATTGCATCATACATTGAAAAGTTTGTAGGTAAAAAAATAACAGGACAGGTTTCTGGAACAACTGCAACTATTCAATTAGTTCAACTTCCAAATTCTGATGTTGAATATGTAACGATATATGTAAAATATCAAGATTCCGATAATAACTTTACATTTAATGAATTTCAAAATGGAGAATCTTTATCAGCAAGTGAAAATGTAATTTACAATGGAACAACAATTAATGCTGGTACATCTTTTGCAACTACCATTTCTGCAGATGCAACTTCTACCGGATCAGCAGCCTCAATAGGGGAAGGCGTCTACTTCATTAGAGGTACATTTGTAAGAGTACCAAAACAAACAATTATTCTCGACTATTACACTAATACACCATCATATCGTGTAGGTCTCAGAATTAATGAGCAAATCATCACAGCAAAAGATGATTCATCTCTCTATGATAATGCCAAAGGATTTACTAACTATGCTGCACCTGGCGCAGATAGATTTAAAATTTCTCTAACATTAACCAAAAAACTACTGACAGATATTGATAATGATACTGATTTTGTAGAATTATTGAGAGTTCAAAACGGTGCAATTAAAAAAATTGAAACCAAATCTCAATACTCGATCATTAGAGATTATCTAGCGCAAAGAACATATGATGAATCTGGAGATTATGTTGTAGATCCATTTGAATTTTCATTAAATAATTCTCTGAATAATAGACTGGGTAATGATGGTCTATTCTTTAGTAATGAAAAAACAGAAAAAGGAAATACCCCATCAGATAACTTGATGTGTATCAAGTTTGCTCCAGGCAAAGCGTATGTGAGGGGATATGATATCGAAAAAACCGGTATAGAAATAGTAGATGTTCCTAAACCAAGAACAACTGCCACTAAGTCTGATATTAATATCCCATTTGAAATGGGTAATTTGGTTCGAGTAAATAATGCTTCTGGAGGTCCAAAGCAAAAAGCGACTATAGAACTTTATAATCAAAGAAAGTCATCAACCACTGCAGCATCAGGAACTAAAATCGGTGATGCTAGAGTATATACCTTCAATGTAACTGATGCAGCATACTCAAGTGCCGCTACAAATTGGGATTTATATCTCTATGATATTCAGACTTACACACAACTTACCTTAAACCAGGGTGTCTCTGGAACCGAACTTCCTGCAACATCATTTGTAAAAGGTAAGAGTAGTGGTGCTAGTGGATATGCAACATCTGTTGGTACTGGATCTAACATTATCTCATTGAGACAAACATCTGGAACATTTATCGTTGGTGAGCAAATTCTAATCAATGGATTGGAATTATATTCCAGATCCATAAGATCAATAAGGTCATATTCAACTCAAGACATTAAATCATTATTCCAGTCAACATCAGTATCTGGATTTTCTACGGCATTTGCAGCAGATGCCCAATTAGACAAATCTACTGCTTTTGGTTTTTCTCCAACTGATGTAATTACTATTCAATCAAGTGGTGCAGTTTCCGCATCTGGAAAAATCTTCAGTGGAATAGCATCGGATACAATTATTAGATATCAAAGAGTAGGATTTCTTACTGAAACATATAATAGAGTTCAATCAGTTTCTGCTGATGGGTCATCTATGACTTTGGCATCAGTTACTAATGTATCTGGTGTTTGTGATGGTTCTTTACCAGCATCTCAGACAAGTACAACTTTTTCAATTGGTACTCCAAAAATTAGAAATGAGCAATCTGGATATCTTTATGCACAACTACCAGATTCAAATATTTCAACCACAAATCTAAGTGATTCTATTTTAACATTTACAGCACAGTCTAATGCTACATTGACCCCATCAAGTAATACACTTACGGTTTCTACAAGTAATTTTGATTTAGGAATAAGTTCTGCTACTTCACAATTCCAAGCATTTGACGAAGAAAGATATTCTATTCATTATGCGGATGGAACAATTGAAGATTTGACTTCAGATAAGTTTACTCTGTCATCTAATCAAGTTACATTTAGTAATATTGATAATAAAAATATTGCAGCAATCAATGCAACATTTATTAAAAACGGAATTCAAAGTAAAGTAAAGCAATTTAATCGTAGTAAAACAATTAATGTAACTTTATCCAAGTATACAGAATCTGGTACTGGAATTAGTACTTCTATTAATGACGGACTGGCTTATAATCCATATTATGGTTTGAGAGTCCAAGATGAGGAAATTTGTTTAAACTATCCAGATGTAGCGAAAGTTATTGCAGTATATGAATCCTTAAATACATCTGCACCATCTTTGGATGTAGTTTCATTCAGTTCTATTGCCAATGTAGATGTAAATGCAATTATCGGTGAGAATATTGTTGGTGGAACAAGTAAGGCAATTGCAAGAATTGTTTCTAAACCATCTTCAAATAATTTAGGTATTGTTTATCTAAACACCAATAGATTTGTTGTAGGTGAAAATATTAATTTTGAAGAGTCTAATATTAATACTGCTCTCATTTCCACCACCCCAGGTAGTTATAAAAATATAACTAATAAGTTTACTCTTGATAAAGGACAAAAAGAGCAATACTATGATTATTCCAGACTTGTAAGAAATTCTGGAGAAGAATCACCAACCAATCAGTTATTGGTAGTATTTGATTACTATACAGTCCCATCTGGTGATACTGGAGATGTATTTACAGTCAATAGTTATGAGGCAGCGAGATTCTCATCAGATATTCCAAATATTGGTAAAAATAATGTAAGAGCATCAGATACTTTAGATTTCAGACCACGAGTATCTGTATTCTCTAGCACAACTTCATCTCCATTCGATTTTGCTTCCAGAACTTTCGGTACAGAACCAAAGTTAGTCCTTTCTCCAAATGAAAGCTCTTTAGTTGGTTATGATTTCTATCTTGGTAGAATTGATAAACTTTATTTGGATAAATTAGGAAACTTTATCGTTCTTCAGGGTGTTCCTTCGACAGATCCTAAAGCTCCATCAAAACCAGATGAAGTTATGGAGATGGCAACAATTACATTGCCCCCATATCTTTACAATCCAAAAGATGCTTCAATATCTTTAGTAGATAATAGAAGATATACGATGCGTGATATTGGATTAATTGAAGATAGAGTAGAGAATTTAGAAAAAGTAACTTCTCTCTCTTTACTCGAACTCAATACACAGACTCTACAAATTCAAGATGCTCAAGGATTTAATAGATTTAAAACCGGATTTTTTGTAGATGATTTCAAAAATAGCGATCTTATTAATGTACAAGTTTCAACAGTTGAAGTAGATACTGTAAATGATGAACTGACTCCACAAATTAGTAGAAATAGTATTAATTTATTACCACTTTCTGCCGAGGTTTTTATTAATGAAGATTTAGATCTTTCTAATAATTTCTCATTATATGATTCAAATGTACAAAAGACAAATGATGTAATTACCCTCAGATATGAATCTATTGGATGGATAGAGCAGCCATTAGCAACTAAAGTTGAAAATGTAAACCCATTCCATGTAGTATCATATAGTGGAACTATAAAATTAAACCCAGAAAGTGATAGTTGGGTAAGAACGATTAGACTTCAAGATGTAAATATTATCAATCAGGCAAATTGGGTGTGGTTAAGAGCAACCGGAACATTTGCTGTTGTTGGATCAAGTTCTTCTACAAATGTTCAAGATAGATTAATTTCTAGTGGAACAGAACTCTATATGAGATCTCGTAACACTGGATTTAATGCAGTAAATCTGAAACCATTAACGAGAATATATCAATTCCTTGATAGCAATAGTGAAGTTGATTTCGTTCCAAAATTAATTGAAATTGCAACTGATTCGACATTGGAAAATTATGGTGCTTCAGCAGCGTTTAGTGTTGGAGAGACTGTTGTCGGGTCTTATGATGGTAAGAATTTAATTAGTTTTAGAGTTGCAACATCAAATCATAAAGAAGGTCCCTTCAATTCTCCAACAGTAACTTATAATATCAACCCATACGATAAAAATGAAAGTATTCCATCAGCATATAGTGCAACATCAAAAATTCTTAATGTAGATATCAATTCTTTATGCGCTGAAGCACAAGGTCTATATTCTGGATATTTGGTTACTGGAATGAAGTTAGTTGGTCAAACTAGCGGAGCAGTAGCATATGTAAAACAACTCAGATTGATTTCTGATAATTATGGAGATCTTCAAGGAGCATTTTTCCTAAGAGATCCAAATACAAATCCTGCTCCTCCCGTTAGAATTGCAACAGGATCTAAGGTTTACAAATTATCTTCAAGCTCCACAAATGAAACTCCACTTCCAGGAAGCAAGTTAATCTCTTCAGCGGAAACAATTTATAAGGCAGAGGGAACTTGGGAGGAAAGACAAAAAGTAACGACTACATCAACAACGATTTATTTTGTCGATCCTCTTGCACAATCATTCTCTGTTGGTGGAAACATTGAAGATTTGAATGGAAATTCTCCTAATGATGATAGTAATGGAGCATATTTGACTGCAGTAGATTTATTCTTTGCAAGTAAAGACCCAGATAATGCACCTCTTACCGTCGAGATTAGAACGGTCGAATTGGGAACACCAACAAGAACAGTTGTTGGAAATCCAGTCATTTTAAAACCAAATCAAATCAATACTTCAACTGATGGAACTGTAGCAACAACTGTTACTTTCGATTATCCAATATATCTTGCTCCAGGTTTAGAGTACGCAGTAGTTCTTCTTGCCCCACAAACAGACCAATATGAGGTCTGGATTGCTGAAATGGGTGAAAAGACTAAAAATACTGCAACTTTACCAGATGCAGAGAGTGTCCGTTATACTAAGCAGTTTGCTCTCGGAGCACTATTCAAATCTCAGAATGGATCAATCTGGACAGAGAATCAGTATCAAGATTTGAAATTTAAACTCTATAAAGCGGAGTTTACTTCAAAGACTGGAAGTGTATATTTCCAGAATCCAACTCTCAATGAGAGTAATGGATATATACCAAAACTATTCGAAAATCCAATTACAACTTTACCTAAGAAATTTGCTGTAGGGGTAAGTACAATTACCAACTCTGCGATGATTGGAATTTTGACAACTGGAAGAAAAGTTGCAGATGCTGCAAAACCATATAATTATGGATATATTGTTGGTACAGGTAGTTCAGTTTCTACTGTAGGAATCACTACAGGAGGATCTAACTATACTTCAACATCTAATGTTGGAACTTATGCTATTAGTGGTAGTGGAAGTGGATTAAAACTCAATATGACTGCCACAAATGGAGTTGTTTCTGCAGTAACTGTAGCGACTCCAGGAAATGGGTATGCAGTTGGTGATGTAGTAGGAATTAAAACAGCAGATGTATCTCCAGCAGCTGGGCGTGATGCTAGAATTACGATTACTGCAATCACTGGTCTTGATACATTATATCTTTCCAATGTTCAGGCACAATCATTTACTACTGTTGGAGTTTCTACACTTGTCTATTATGATAATTCTGGAACAGCAGTATCTCTGGCAGGAACGACGATTAGAACATCAACTCCAGTAGGTGGTGTTTATTCTGGAAACTTTATGAAGGTCAATCATTTCGATCACGGAATGTATGCCTCAAATAATAAATTGACTCTGAGCAATATTGAATCTAATATTGCACCAACAACTCTATCAGCAACTCTTTTATCTAGCGACACTTCAATCAGTGTTGCTTCAACTTCAAACTTCACAACTTTTGAGGGAATTGCTGTTAGCGCATCCAATCCAGGATTCATTAAAATTGAAAATGAAATTATTAAATATGAATCTGTAGGAACTGGGCAATTACTTACTATCACGAGAGGAATTGATTCCACTCTGGTTTTAGATCATGCAGTTAATAGTATGGTTTATAAGTACGAACTTAGTGGAGTTTCTCTAAGAAGAATTAATGCAACTCACGATATCAGTGATACTGGTAATGATATTGATACTTATTATATCGAATTTGACCGTTCAAACTTTGATAGTAATGCAGTAAACAGGGGAACGGATGGAAGTCTAGCATCTGCTCCACAAATTTCATTTAATTCAGAATATACTGGTGGTGGAAATAATGTTTATGCAACTGAAAATATTCAGTATGATACGATTACTCCAGAGATTGCATGTATTGTTCCTGGATCTGCAACTGAAATATCTGCAGAAATTAGAACCGTAAGTGGAACCAGTGTTGATGGTGTAGAAAGTTCATTTATTGATCAGGGGTATGAAACTGTTGAAATCGCAGCTTCTAATAAGTTATCTTCGACCAGAATTATTTGTTCCAATATTAATGAAGAAACTTACTTGGATGGAATGCTAAGAAATAAATCTTTCACTGCAAAGATTAATTTATCAACATCAGATACAAATCTGTCTCCAATGATTTTCTGGAAAAATTCTTCAATCAACTTATCAAGTAACAGATTAAATAATCCAATTACAGATTTTGTTAATGATGGTAGAGTTAATTCTTTAGTTAATGATCCACACGCTGCTGTATATGTTTCCAACACCGTAAGGTTATCTCAACCAGCAACAGCACTTAAGGTCATTATCGGCGCTTACAGACCAGCATCTGCGGACTTTAGAGTTCTATACAGCTTGATTAGACCAGATTCCAGTGAAATTGAACAGTCATTTGAATTATTCCCAGGTTATACTAATTTGACAGTTGATAATAATCAGGATGGGTATCCAGATGTAATTGATCCTTCAAAAAATAATGGATTGCCTGATACATTTGTTCCAGCAAGTTTGGATAACCAATTCCTCGAATATGAATTTAATGCTAATAATCTAGGAGACTTTACTGGATATACAATTAAGATTGTAATGGCTGGTACAGATCAATCACAAGCACCAAGATTTAAAGATTTGAGGAGTATTGCTATTAGATGATGATTCCAGTTAAAGGGCATCCTAACTTATATCGTGACGAAAAAACAGGAGCAATTATCAATTGTGATAATTACTCCTATAATCAATATGTAAATAGTTTAAACAATCGTGATACTCAAAAAAGAGAATTAGATCAGATGAAAAAAGATATTGATGAAATAAAATTATTACTTAAGGAGTTAGTTAATGGAACCAAATGAAATTGAATTGGAAACAATTAATAAGTTATTTGAATTTGAAAAACATTCACGATTAATCGATGAATTAGATCACGAAGAACTTAAAAAATTTTCAAAATTATATTGTAAACTATATCTCAAGCAACAAGAGGTGATGAGTTCTCTCGGTGATTTGGGGATATAAATAAAAAGTAGAGCTTAAAAAATAAATGGCTGCAGTATATGTTAATAATATAGTAGTGAATGCTGGCAGTGACTTTAGCCAAACATTTACTCTAGAAGGAACAGATACAAATTCATTATTCGATTTAACACTTTATACTGTTTCTGCTCAAATGAGAAAATGGGCAGGAAGTTCTACAGCAACATCTTTTACTGCATCCATTGAAAGTCCAGGATCTTCTGGAAAGATTACGATTAGATTGACTGCTGCCCAAACAACAACTATTAAACCCGGTAGATATGTTTATGATGTTGTGATTACCGATGATTTTGGAATTAAAAACCGAGTTATTGAAGGAATGGTTCTAGTAACCGAAGGAGTTACCAGATAATGGCAGATATTAAAGTCAAAGTTGATCAACAAAATGCAATAAAAACTAGGGTTGGACAGCAAAATGCTGTAAAAATTGTTGCTAGCATTTCTGGATCTGCAGGTGGAAGATCAACAACGGCAGAAAATGTTATTGGTGGAATTGCATCAGTTACATCTTTACACGTAAGTGGAATATCAACGTTCGTTGGTGTAAGCACATTTAAAAGTAATGTTTACATTGATGGCGACCTGTACGTCGGTGATGATTTAAAATTTGATGAATTTACCGCTAGAAATGCAATAATATCTGGAATTGCAACATTATTCAATTTAAATGTAACTGGGGTATCTACATTCGTAGGTATTAGTACTTTTAAAAATGATGTTTATGTTGATGGTGATTTATATGTTAGTGATGATTTAAAATTTGATGAATTTACCGCTAGAAATGCAATAATATCTGGAATTGCAACCATTTCTGGTGGGTTATATTATGGACCATATTATACAAATGGGATGGCATATTTCAATTCTTCCGGACTTTTGATATCAACATCAAGTCCACAAAATGGGATTGATTATACAAACTATATAATGACAACAGATAATGCTGGTGTTCCAGCTTGGTCAAATGCTATAGATGGAGGCTCGTACTAATGGCAAAGCCAGCAAGTAGACAAGAATTAATTGATTATTGTCTTAGAAGACTTGGTGCTCCTGTATTGGAAATCAATATAGATGATGACCAAATTGATGATTTGGTTGACGATGCTTTACAGTACTTTCAAGAAAGACACTTTGATGGTGTTGAAAGAATGTACTTAAAGTACAAACTTACAGACGAAGATATTAACAGAGGAAGAGCAAAAAATACAAATGGTGTTGGTATTGTAACAACAACTGGTACAGCAAATATTAGTGGTATTGGAACTACTAGTTTTAATTTCTACGAATCTTCAAATTTTATTCAAGTTCCAGATTCCGTAATTGGAATTGAAAAGGTATTTAAGTTTGACACTAGTTCCATTTCTGGTGGAATGTTTAGTATTAAATATCAACTGTTTTTGAATGATTTATATTACTTTAACTCAGTTGAACTTTTACAATATGCTATGGTTAAGAGTTATCTGGAAGATATTGATTTTCTTCTAACCACAGATAAACAAATTAGATTTAACAAGAGACAGAATAGAATGTATCTTGATATTGATTGGAATGCCCAGAATAAAGATACCTTTATTATTATAGATTGTTATAGAATTTTAAATCCGACAGAATTTACTAAAGTTTATAATGACAGTTTCCTTAAAAAATATTTAACTGCTCTTATGAAAAGGCAGTGGGGGCAGAACTTGATTAAATTTAGAGGAGTAAAACTTCCTGGAGGAATTGAACTAAATGGTAGAGAACTCTATGAAGATGCTGAAAGAGAATTAGAAGACCTGAAGCAAAGAATGGCTTTAGAATACGAACTCCCACCATACGATTTTATTGGATAATAATGGCACTTAATCCCTTTTTCTTACAAGGTTCACCCGGTGAACAAAGACTCGTTCAGGATCTAATTAATGAACAGTTAAAGATTTATGGTGTGGATGTTATCTACATCCCAAGAAAATTTGTAAGGAAACAATCTATTCTTAGAGAAATTCAATCATCAAAGTTTGATGATAATTTTGCAATTGAAGCATATATTAATAATTTTGAAGGATACAGTGGGCAGGGTGATATTCTTACCAAATTTGGTATGAGTTTAAAAGACGAACTAAGCATAATTATATCAAAAGAAAGATTTGAAGACTTTATTTCTCCATTTTTAGAAGATAGTGATGATAATGAAATTGTATTATCATCCAGACCTAGAGAGGGTGACTTAGTTTATTTCCCACTTGGGCAAAGATTATTTGAAGTAAAGTTTGTTGAGCATGAGGTTAATTTTTATCAATTAGGAAAACTTTACGTTTATGAATTAAAATGTGAACTCTTCGAATATGAGGATGAGGTTATTGATACTACGATAGACGAAATTGATACCCAAATTGAAGACCAAGGATATATCACAACTCTACAATTAATCAGTTCACGTTCGGTTGCCACAGCAGATGCGATCATATCTACTGGATACATTCGAGAAATATTCTTAAATAATGATGGATATGATTATACATCAACTCCAACGGTTGCGATTACATCTGCTCCATATGGTGGATATAATGCATCTGCAGTAGCGATAACTACATCTAGAGCAGGTGTATATTCAATTGAATCTATCATACTTACAAATGCTGGAGCAGGATACACTATAGCACCATCAATCACATTTTCTGGTGGTGGTGGTTCTGGTGCAGCAGCAACTTGTTCAATTGAAACTATTAGAAATGGAATTTCCAATTTTGTAGTGACTTCCAATGGTACTGGATACGTATCTTCACCAATTGTCACCATTACAGGATCTGTTGGAACTGGAGAAACTGCTGTAGCAAAACCTATTGTAGGATTAGGACAAAGTATAAGTTCTATCAGAATTGCAAATCCTGGAGTAGGATATACAGTTGCCCCAACAGTTACTATTGCACCACCAACAACTTTAGTTGGAGTGGGTACATACTTATATAATGAAGTCGTTACTGGATCAAATTCAGGAACAACTGCAAGAGTTAAATCTTGGGATGCGGATACCAAGATTCTCAAAATTTCTTTCGTTGATAATGCTGCCACTAAAGGATTTTATCCTGGAGAAAATATTGTTGGATCTGAATCAAATGCAATTTATTCTGTCCAGTCATATGACCGTTGGGATCTTTATGATAAATACAGTGAAAATATTGAAATAGAAAACGAAGCAGATACTTTTATAGATTTTTCACAGTCAAATCCATTCGGTACTTATTAATGTTAGGGACTTATTTTTATCACGAAATTATTAGAAGAACCGTTATCTCATTCGGAACTTTGTTTAATGATATTTACATTAGACATAAAGACTCCACTGGAGATAGCATCAGTGAAATGAAAGTTCCTTTGGCATATGGTCCCACTCAAAAGTTTCTTGCAAGAATTGAACAGCAGGCAGAGTTAAATAAACCAGTCGCAATGACTCTTCCAAGACTATCATTTGAAATGACATCAATTCAATATGATGCTACAAGAAAGGCAAATGTGACTCAAACCTTTAAAGCATCTGATGGAACGAATCTAAAAAAGGTCTATCTTCCAGTTCCTTACAACATTGGATTTCAATTAAATTTGATGACTAAACTACAAGATGATGCTCTTCAAGTAGTTGAGCAAATTCTTCCATATTTTCAACCAGCATTTACCTTGTCTATAGATTTGGTAGATTCAATCGGAGAAAAAAGAGATATTCCAATAACTTTAGATAATGTTTCCTTTACCGATGATTATGAGGGTGATTTTTCAACAAGAAGAATTATGATTTATACCTTCAATTTTACAGCAAAAACCTATCTGTTTGGTCCTATTGCAGAGAGCACTGAGGGTCTGATTCGTAAGGTTCAGGTTGATGTTTATGCTGATACGAATAGAACAACTGCGAAGAGAGAAATGAGATATACCGTTGAACCAGATCCAATTGATGCTGGTCCAGACGATGATTTTGGATTCAGCGAAAATTGGGAATTCTTCAATGACTCCAAGACTTGGAGCCCTACACAACAAAAGGATATCTAATAGATTATGAAAAATAATTATGAAGGTTTGGATAATGCTCTCAACATCGAAAGTAGTATTGTTGAGGTGGAAAAATCTGCAGAAAAACTTGATATTCTTCCAGTAAAATCTGATGATATCAAAAAAGATTACGAATATACTCGCGCTAATCTTTATTCATTAATTGAAAAGGGTCAGGAAGCAATTAATGGAATTATGGAACTTGCCGGAGAAGGTGGTTCCCCAAGAGCATATGAGGTTGCTGGTCAGTTAATTAAGAATGTTGCAGATACCACAGACAAATTAATTGATTTGCAAAAGAAACTTAAAGAAGTAGAAGATGATACTACTAAGACCACAAATAATGTGACTAATAACGCAGTATTTGTCGGGTCAACTTCAGAACTCTCAAAATTACTCAAACAAGGTTTTCTAAATAATAAAGAGTAATAAGTTTTAACCAATGAATGAGCAATTGAAACCATACAAAACTGTGGAAGAGATTGCTAAAAAGCATCGTCTTGAAGTTTCGTTTATCCAAAAGCAACTTGATATGGGTGCTCCAATTGAGCACGAACATACCAAGAATCAAAAGTTGGCGACAGAAATTGCTCTTCAACACTTAGACGAAATTCCAGACTATTATACTCGTTTGAAAAAAATGGAGGCAGATGCTAAAAAGCATCATAAGAAATTTAAAGATGTGAAGGAAGAAACCAAGTCTGGAGATGAAGGTCTTCACGATTGGTTTAATAAATCCAAATCATCTGATGGAAAAAAAGGATGGGTTCAACTTGGAGGTAAATGGGCAGGTAAACCTTGTGCTCGTCAACCTGGACAAACTTCTACACCAAAGTGTGGAAGTTCTAAAATGAAAAGAACACTTTCTAAAGACGAAGAAGAATCTGCAAGAAGAAGAAAAAATCGTTTAGACCCAAATCAACCAGAAAAAACTGGTGCTTCAAAACCAACAAATGTAAGAACAGAAGAAATGGATCTCCAAGAAGTAAAAGATAAAGCAGGCAAAGGTAGTGGTAAAAAAGATGCTTGCTACAATAAAGTAAAATCAAGATATGATGTTTGGCCTAGTGCATATGCATCTGGAGCACTTGTCAAATGTCGTAAAGTTGGTGCTGCTAATTGGGGCACAAAATCAGAAGATTGTTGGGATGGTTATAAGGAAGAGGGTATGAAAAAGAAGGGTAAAAAAATGGTTCCAAATTGCGTTCCCGTTAAAGAAGAAACTGGAATGGTAAGATATTGCCCAAAATGCAAAAAAGACGAAACTCAGTCTGAATGCAAGTATGGTCCAAAGTTCTGGGCATTATATTCAACACCACCTATGTTAACTACGAATCAAATGAAGTTTGATATTGCACAAGTTCACCCTGCTAATGAAGGATACGATCACGAGTATTCGATGGCTCGCTCAGAAATTTCTACTATTATTAAGGCAGCAAATAGACTCAAGAAAAAAGTAAAAAAAGGTGAGGGAAGTATTGAAGCTTGGGTTCAATCAAAGATTACAAAGGCAGCAGACTACATTGATACCGCAGCAGACTATGTAGATAGTGGTGAGATGCAAAAAGAACAGATTAGTTTTGAAGTAGGTCACACATCACAAGATACAAGAAACGCATTGAGACAAGATAAAATTAGAAAACTTGCATCTCAAGGTTCTACTCAAGGTGAAAGAAATGCGGCAAAAGGAAAATTATCAGGAATTCAACTTCCACTAGCAAACTCTACAGACCTAAAGACATTTGGGGAATTTATGAGTGAAGCATCTGCAGCTTGGCAGAGAAAAGAAGGTAAAAGAGAATCTGGTGGTCTCAATAAAAAAGGTGTTGAATCTTATAGAAGAGAGAATCCTGGTTCAAAGTTACAGACTGCTGTAACAACTGACCCATCAAAATTAAAGAAGGGTTCGAAGGCATCAAATCGTAGAAAATCATTTTGTGCTCGTATGAGTGGTATGAAGAAGAAATTGACTTCAGCAAAAACTGCAAACGATCCAAATTCAAGAATCAATAAATCTCTGAGAGCTTGGAATTGTTAATATGTCCTCTGAATTATCTGATTTTTTTAAATTATTAGCAGAAGATAAGAAAAAGAAAAAAGAAGAATTTGATTCTGTAGTCGGTGACTTGGGATTGGATTCTCTTTTTGAAGAATTTGCTACGCTTAAGAAAAAAGAAAAAGAAAAAAAAGTAGAAGAAAAAAAGAAAGAAGAATCTTTAATTGGTGATATCACTCTTGATTCTGTTTTTGAAGAAGTTGTTAATTTAAAAAAGGAAACTAAAAAGAAAAAAGTACAAGAAGAAAAAACAGTTAAGGCATTTGAAAAATGGTTATATTCTGAGACAGCCAAAGAACAAGAACAAATTATTGATGATGTAATTGAAAATTCTTTGGATGAAGTTCTTGAGGTTCTTGAGGATCATAAAGAAGAATTAGAAGATCTTAATGAACCTAAAGAAGACCTGATTGAAAAGTCATTAGGACTTCTTTCGGAACCTTCAAATGTAAAGATGCAAAATGATCCATTAACTCCTTTGGATCAAAACTTTGCAACTCTTGATGATCTTCAAAAGCATTAT